CTAGTAAGTACACTGGCATTAATGAGTGCTTGTTCTTCTACAACCTATCAAATTAAGAACGAGAAATCAGATGTAGTTGATACTGTGCCAAAATGGTACATGAGTAATATCAATGAAACTGAAGCTTGTAACTTAGATACAAACATTATCGGTATGGTAAAAGATAAAGATAAAGAAAGACAATGTATCTATGGTGTTGCAACGAGTGTATCACCAGACTTAAATCTTGCTATAGAGAAAGCGAAGATGTTGGCAAAAGCAGAAATGGCCGATATCATTATGGGTAAGATGAACAAAGAAAGTAAACAATTCATAACAGAACTTGGTAAAACAGAAACTAAAACAATTGTTTCTGAGGTAGAGAGTGTATTAGTTAACTCTATCAAAGATACACCAGTAAGAGGTTATGAAATCTTTGCTCAAGATGTGACCTTGACTAAAAAAGGTTATTACAGAGCATGGATTGGTTTAAGGTTGCCACTAGGTGAGTACAATAAAATGTACAACTATAACATTGAAATGGCTACCGATGCATACAACTTAAAAGCAAAAGCTTCAGATGCATTTAATAACTTAACAAAAGAGAAATCAAATGGCGATAGTAATATACAGTAAGCCTAATTGTACATTTTGTACAAAGGCAAAGTCTTTACTTAATAACCTTGGTCATTCATATGAAGAGAGGATGCTTGGTAAGGACTTTCAAACACCAGATGAAATGTTTGAGGAGATTGGTAAACAAGTAAGAACCATGCCTCAGATTATGATTGATGACAAGTTAATTGGTGGTTATAACCAGTTAGTCGAGTATTTTTCAGACAAAGGTAAAGTAAACTTTAAAGGTGAAAAAATTAATGAAGAATATGTGGCTAAAGGTGAACAAATAGATGAGTGATGATGGCAAGGTTGTCTTATTTCCGACCAATAGAATTAAGAATAAGGCTAATATTGGTACCACTAATCCTGAGCAACATGCTAGATTAGTAGAAAAACAAACCATGGAGTTTGTTGAGGCAACCACAGATGACATTGCTTACACATTGATTGATAAGTTTATTAATGCAGGTATTAAAACAAAAGAAGTAAACTTTACCAAAGACCTTGCATTGGCGATTGATACGATACGAGGACTAATTTATAGAGATTTTAAAAAACATCATCCAGCACAAGATTTATCAGACATGATGATACAAGTCAAAAAAGGACCAAACGGTCAGAGAAGTGCTTTATGTAGATATGACTTGGTACTGCCTGGTGCAAAACCACAGGCACCATTGTCAGAAGATATAAAAGATGAAGTTAGAGATTTGACGGATATAGAAAATGGTGATGTCACATTTACACCAGACTTTGAACCGGATCCGGAGAATGATAATTAAAGAATTCAGACATGGCGACTACAACTGTACGCTTGCCTTGTCGAATAGTGGCGACTTAACGCAAATTGAAAGGAGCAATTATGCTACAATACATTATGAACAATATGTTTAAATCAAAGGAGAAAATAAACATGGCTAAAGCTACAAAAACTGAAAAGGTAAGAAACCTTTTCGCAAAGGGAAATTCAGTAACTTGGAAATCTCTAAGAAACAAATTCGACCTAAGGTCACCAGCTGCAATGGTTGGTAAACTTAGAAACGAAGGCATGATGATTTATGAAAATAGAACATCAGCTGGCGTATCTTACAGAGTAGGAACTCCATCAAAAGCTGTAATCGCAGCTGGACAAACTGCTTTATTCGGTGCTCAAGGTTACTCTCAAACAGCGTAATCTAAACTGATATTATGGGGAACCAGTCCGTTAGGCAGGTTCCCCATTTTAGTTTTATGACAAGACAACAAAATTTAAATTACAGAATGGTTAGGACATTGGCAGAAGCAAACAAAGACTTACCAATGAAGAGAAAGGTAGATACTTACGAGTATGAAAGCCTTGAAATATGTATAAAAACAGACCAGGTACCAGCAAACCATATTGCTGAACTTTTTACAGACAAAGAATTCTACAAGTGGTACGCAAAACGCAATTTCTCTACGCAAGATGGCGTATAAATAGTATTACTGAATGAAAAACAACTAAGGAGAAATTATGGTTACGCAAAACCCAAATTTAATATCACAAAAGGCCATGACGGCCATGAATAGTACGACAGGAACAGGAACTGTTCTTATGTCAGAGGTACTAACCAAAGTAAACAACGCAAAAGATAAACCAAAAAAGATTGCCGTTCTTAGAGATTACGACAACGCACCATTGAGAATGGTATTGAAAGGTGCATTTGACCCTAATATCAAATGGGCATTGCCAACAGGCACACCACCATACATTGCTAATGAGGCACCAAAGGGTACAGAACACGGTCTTTTACGCAATGAAGCCAAAAGACTATGGCATTTTGTAGATGGTGCAGATGCAGCTACTACAAAGACGCAGAAAGAAACAATGTTTATACAGATGTTAGAAGGATTGCACCAAGAAGAGGCAGAACTTCTACTAGGTATGAAGAATAAGACCCTAAACAAGATGTATAAAGGTTTAACCTCATCATTAGTGCGTGAAGCGTTCAATTGGGACGAGAATTTCATGCAAAATGAGAACAAATAAAGAACATTTATATTAAAATAATTGAAAAAAGTGCTTGCCATAGATGTCAATATAATGTATAATATACCTATATTAACACTAAAAAAGGACATATATTATGAGAAATAAATTGATTATTACACTACTGATAGCAAATGCTTTCATATGGGGTGTGTTTTTACCCTCAAATGCAAAAGCAAATGACTATAATACAGCAGTTATCGGTCATGTAATAACTAACGCTAATGAGATTGATAAACAGGCACTTTTGGAGAGTGAAATGGCCAAGATTGGTCATAAATATGCTTTAGAAATGGTGTCTATTATGCAAGAGTATTTACCAAGTATCATTGATGGTGCGATGGCTGATTTAAGATTGAAGCTTGATGCAAAACAAAAATGTTTACTTCTAAAAGATACAAAGATTGCAGACAAAGAGTGTTCATAACTTATGGCAAAAAAACCTACAAGTAAAAAAACAAAGTACGATATACCAGAGATACCGTTTACATACGATTTCTATTTGGTGTATTGGGAGGATATTCAATCAGATGCTGGTTGGAAATCATTGAAAGAAATTCAGAAAATGAAACCTGCTATTTGTGTATCGACCGGTTGGTTGGTAAAAGAAGATAGAATGGTTCATGTTTTGATGAGCGACTACAATTATGATGACAATAACGAACTTGGTGATGGTGGTAACACAACAGTTATACCAACTAAGAATGTTATTAGAAAATTCAAAATTGCAGATTTATAAACAACTAAAAGAGAGAGTATATTATGGGACAATGTAAAGAACTAGACCACCACTTAAAAGAAATCATCAACAGGATTCCTGATAAGATTATGGAGTTTGCCGAGAGTGGCAAACCTAAAATGACCTATTACACAGGTAGCTGGCAAACCGATATTCTAAATAACTACACTGAAAAACAATCAGAGAAAATTTTTAAGAAGATGCAAAAACTTCAAAAAGACCCTCGTATTATGTTTTTTCAGAAAAGAAACAAACCAATCAAGATTGGTACTTGGTCAGAATACGGTGAAAAGCCAGAACAAATCATAGAGAGTTATGATTATCTAGTTGTTAGGTCAGGAAATGGTCAGTAAATGGCACGACTTTAAGGTAGTCTGTAACACCTTATCCGCTGTAATTGTAATCGGTGCCGTAGTTGGTACCGTTTACTTTTACAAGAGTGCTACTGCTGTTCAAGCAGGCACACCAGAAATTATATACGAAAAACCAGACTTCGAACATACAAGTAATAAAACATTTTTAGTTAATGTTACTCAGTGTGTTGACTACATTTACAATACCACAACAGATGTTTTTCCAGTACCTTTAGATTTACTATTAGCTCAGGCTGCCTTAGAGAGTGGTTGGGGAACTAGTAGATTTGCTAGAGAAGGAAAGAACTTGTTTGGTATGAGAACTTATAATCTTACAGAACCACATATGTTACCATCTAATAAACCTAGAAAATGGGGTGTAAAGGTGTACGAACATGAGTGTGATAGTGTCATGCATTATATTAATACACTAAATAATGGTACAGCTTTTGGTAAGTATCAGAAGTTAAGAGATGAGGGCGAAACAGATGCAATCAAACTATTACATACATTGGAAAGTTATGCCTCAGACAAAAACTATTTTGTAAAAGTAAAAAAGATAATCAAAAAAATTAGAACAGAATACAGGTAATATGCTAACAATATTCATAACATTTCTATCGGCTATTTCTATATCTGCCATTGCGGCTGGATATAGTATTATTGGTCTTGCAACACTATTTGCTGGTGCAACGATGCCTATTATTGCTATGGGTAGTGCATTAGAAGTAGGTAAACTTGTTGCCGCCAGTTGGTTATATAATAATTGGCGAAACGAACTTGTACCTAAAAGTTTAAAAACATATCTCACATTCGCAGTTATAGTTTTAATCTTTATCACATCTATGGGTATCTTTGGTTTCTTATCAAAGGCACACCTAGACCAAGTACAACCTAATTCTAGTAACACAATTAAGATAGAACTTTTAGATGACCAAATAAAACAACAAAATTTAATTATATACAGGTCACAAAAGACTTTAACTCTTTTAGATACAGCACTAGAAAAGTATGTTGACATGGAATATGTCACAAGAGGTTTAAAAGAAAGAGAGAAACAAAAACCTGAAAGAGATGCATTACAACTTGCAATTAATAATGCAAGTGATAAGATGGCCGAACTTTCTGAAAAGAAAGGTGTTTTACAATTAGAAGTGCAGAAGATAGAGGCGGAGATT